GACCCACTGGTGGCATTGAAACAACAAGAACTTGATTTACGAGCCATGGATATGCAACGTCGAGGCCAAGAGTTTAATCAAGAAGAGCAACGTAAAACTACTGAGTTTTATGAACGCATGAACTTAGAGCAAATGGAACGTAACGATGCAAATAGACAAGCCGATGAACGTATTCGAGTGGCCGATGCCAAATTAGACATCGCTGCTAAAAAAGTTACTGGAGGTAAATAATGGCACAAGATATTAAAAAAAGTAAAAAGCGTACTAGAAAGTATCACACTGATGGTCCTATAACTACATTAGCTAAAAACATAGCGTTTTTGTATAATTTTCAGAAAGATCGTAGTGATAGAAAAAAAAGAAAAAAAGATAAAGCTGTATTAGAGAAAAATAAAGATATGATTATGGGAGGAATTGAGGGTTATCGTAGACCTAGTGGTAGAAAAGCAAACCCAAATAGATTTACTCTTGCGGAAATGGAGGGTTTTGAGAATCCATCTTACCCACTTACAAAAAAACAAAAACTTAGAATTTATGGAGACCCAGAGGCAAAAGGCCAAAGTTCTTCAAAAAGAAGTAGTGGTCTTCTCAAAAATAAAAAAAGTGCATTTGAGAAAGAGTATTATGAAAGTGGTGGACTTACCAAAACAGTGCCACCTAAACGAGGACCCAACCCACAAGGTTTAAAAAATGGTGGTTGCCCTTATCGTGAAATGGGTGCAAAATCTGACATTCAAGGTATTAAAGATATTCAAGTTAAAGGTAAAAAATTTACAGGAGTAAAGTAATGCGATATTTATTGTTATTTATATTTTTTTGTTTTCCAACCCTTGCATTAGCTCATCATGAACTTGTCAGTAGTAATTTAAATTTATTAGTTTTAACAATATTTTTATTATATTTAACTTTTAAACTAGGTTTAAAATAATGTATGACATTGATACGATACAAGCTATTAAACAATTAATTCAAAAAGAGATTGACAACACCAAAGAACATATAGTATATAATGTCAAAGATTTAGAAAATTTAGCATTTGCTAAAGGAAAACTCAACGGCATGGAGCTGTTGCTTCAGGATTTAAAAGACCTGCAAAAAGTAGAGGAGTAAAACTTGTCAGAACTTATCAAACCAGATTACCTTGCAGATCAAGGTGATGCACCAAAAAAAGAAAAATCTAAACTTACAAAAAACTATCTTGACGAAATACACAAACTTCCAGAACCCGTTGGTTATCGTATTTTAATTAAAATGTGGAAAATGTCAGAAATGACTGACGGTGGTATTGCTTTATCAGAACAAACCTTAGAAACATCTGAGATGACCTCAGTAGTGGGTTATGTCGTTAAAATGGGCGATATGTGTTATCAAGACAAAAACAAATTCTCAAAGCCTTGGTGTAAAGAGGGAGAGTTTGTTGTTATTGGTAGATATGCGGGAGCTAGGTTTAAGACTAAGTTTGGTGAACACAGAATTATTAATGATGATGAAATTATTGGCACGATTGAAAAACCCGAGGACATCCTCGCACTATTTTAGGAGTAAAATATGTCTGATATACAACAGGAAGTAGAATTAGATTTGGATGATGTTCAACAAGAAAATGTTGAAATTGAAACGAAACAAGAGCCAGTCGAAGAATCAGTTAAGGATGCAGTTGGTGAGGTTGATTTAGGATACACTGACCCCATGGATAAACCAGCAGAATCTGTTGAAGAAACTGAACCCAAAGCAACTGAGCAAAAATCTGACGATAATTTGCAAGATGTTTCAGAAAAAACACAGAAAAGAATAGATAAACTGACCCGTAAAATGCGAGAAGCAGAACGTCGTGAAAAAGCGGCTTTGGATTATGCAAAGGGTCTTCAAGAAAAATACGATAATCAAAAAACATTGTCGTTGTCGTCTGATGAAAACTACATTAAAGAATTTGATGCAAGAGTTGATGCTCAAAGAGAGCAAGTAAAAATTAAACTCCAGGATGCGATTGAAGAGAATGATTCAGCAAAAATAGTTGAGGCAAATGATGAACTAACTAGATTAGCTGTTGAAAAAGAAAAAGCTAAAATGCGTTTATCACAGCTTGAAACCGATAAAGCTGAAACTGAAAAATCTGAACCAGAAGTGTCAGAGCAAACTAAAGAACCACAACCTGAGGCAAGTGAAAAGGCTAAAGAGTGGGCAGCACAAAACACATGGTTTGGTAATGATGAAGTAATGACCAATGCAGCTTTTAGCATACATGGTGATTTAGTTAAAGAGGGGTTTGACGCAGAGTCAGATGACTACTACAATGAAGTTAACAACAGACTTAGAGAATATTTTCCTCATAAGTTTGGATCTACAGAAAAAGTAGATGAGAGTAAACCCGTTCAAACTGTTGCCTCGGCGGGGCGTAAACAGCAAGGACGCAAAACCGTGAAACTCACCCGTTCACAAGTAGCGATAGCTAAAAAATTAGGGGTGCCACTAGAAGAATACGCTAAATTCGTGAAGGAGTAACGATATGACAGATGATGTAAAGAAAAGAACCTCACGCAGCTCTAAGGAAAGAGTTGAAACTCGTAAAAAACCTTGGGCTCCACCATCAAGTTTAGATGCACCCCCTGCACCAAAAGGGTATTGTCATAGATGGATTAGGGTAGAAAGTGTTGGTTTTATGGATACAGGTAATGTGTCTAAAAAACTAAGAGAAGGTTGGGATTTTGTTAGAGCTGAAGAGATTCAAAACGAAATCGGAGACCATGACTATCCAGTAGTTCATGACGGTAAATACAGTGGGTTAATCGGAGTTGGTGGCCTTGTGTTGGCAAGGATACCTGAAGAAATTGTAGAGCAACGCAAACAGTACTTTAGAGATGTGACTGTTGACCAAGTTAAAGCCGTTGATCAAGATATACTAAGGGAACAACGACCTGAGATGCCTGTAAATATCGACAGACAATCTCGTGTAACTTTTGGTGGTAACAGAAAGTCTTAATTTTTTAGCTAATGTAACCACATTTGTTTAACTATTTTATGGAGTTATTATTATGGCAAACCAAGATGCTGCATTTGGTATGCGTCTAGTAGGTCGAGTTGGTGGACCTGCAACAAACGAGCAAAATCGTTATAGAATAGCTGCGAACTACGGAACATCTATCTTCAAAGGTGACATGGTAGCCCAAGTCACAGGTGGAGGTGTAGAAGTACATGCCGATGGCGGTACAGTTCCAATCGTAGGTGTTTTTAATGGTTGTCGTTTTACAGACCCTACCAGTGGAAAAGAAACTTTTTCCAATCATTATCCTGCAAGTACTAACGCTTCTGATATTGAAGCATTTGTTATAGATGACCCAATGGCTATATTTGAAATTCAAGCAGACGCTGCTTTTCCAGTTGCTGATTTATTCGGTAACTTTGATATTGTGTATACTTCTTCTGGAAGTACCACAACAGGCTTGTCTGGTGCTGAATTAGATGTAACCACTGGAGCAACTACTGCTACATTACCTTTGAAGGCAATCGATATTTCAAGAGACCCTGATAACAGTGATGTTAGTTCAGATGCAACAAACGTACTTGTAGTCATTCAAAACCACATATTCGGCCAAAAAGGGGCTGGGTTAGCTTAAGGAGGATAATTCATGGCTATTTCAAGAGCACAACTGGTCAAAGAGTTAGAGCCTGGGCTTAACGCTCTTTTTGGACTAGAGTACAACCGATACGAAAACGAACATGCTGAAATTTTTAATTCAGAGACTTCTGATAGAGCCTTTGAAGAAGAAGTTATGCTGTCAGGTTTCGGATCGGCTCCTGTGAAAAGTGAGGGTGCAGGTGTGACATTTGACGACGCACAAGAATCTTACACAGCGAGATATACACACGAGACTATCGCAATGGCTTTTGCTATTACAGAAGAAGCTATTGAAGATAACTTGTATGACAGACTAGCTGGTCGTTACACAAGAGCATTAGCACGTTCTATGGCTAACACTAAACAAGTGAAAGCTGCAAACGTTCTTAACAATGCTTTTAACAGTAGCTTCACAGGTGGTGATGGAAAAGAGCTTTGTGCTACAGACCATCCACTTACCATTGGAGGCACATTCCGTAACGAGCTGTCAACAGCTTCTGACCTATCAGAAACATCTATTGAGCAATCTCTAATTGATATTGCTGCATTTGTTGATGAAAGAGGTCTTAAAGTTGCATTGCAAGGTGTTAAGTTGATTATTCCAAAAGAACTTCAGTTCACAGCGGAAAGGATTCTTAAATCACCACAACGTGTCGGCACAGCTGATAATGACATCAACGCTATGGCTTCAATGGGTATGATGCCACAAGGTTATAGAGTTAATCACTATCTAACTGACACAGATGCTTTCTTCATCATGACTGATGCACCTAATGGACTTAAACAGTTTGTTAGAGCACCAATCAAAACTGCTATGGAAGGTGACTTCGATACTGGTAATGTGAGGTTTAAAGCAAGAGAAAGATACTCATTTGGATTCTCAGATCCAAGAGGTGTCTTTGGCTCTCCAGGGGCTGCGTAGGTAGTAATTTGGAGGATGAGAAGGGGACTTACGAGTCCCCTTTTTTTTGGTTATAATTAATTTACTATACAAACAACTTGAATACAGACGTGTATAGTCGACGACCTAAAAGACTGTATTCTTTAATTTAGGAGATTATTATGGGTAATACAACATTTACAGGTCCAGTTAGATCAGAAGGTGGTTTTACCACTGTCAGTAAAAATGCGACAACTGGTGCCTTTACAACACAATCAAGCATAGACTCAAGCGGTATCGCCTCTTTTGATGCGAATACCATGCCAGTTGAAGCTGGTACAGGTATCACCACAGGTTCCGGAACAATCTACAGAAGTTCTGTAATGCAAAGTGGTGGTATTATTACTACACAAATTTTAATTGATTTAACAGGTTTAAGATCAACAGGTTCAGGTGACATTATTGGTGTAAACGGTACATCATTAGTTTGTCACATCGGTCAAATCACAGCTGCTAGAAACGGCACTATCTTAACAGGTAGTATGGAGTGTTTTGAAGCACCTGCGGGTGGAGATCCTCACATTAACGTTCACTCTGCTACAGAAGGCACAGGTGTTGAAGACGGAGCCATCGGCGACTTAACAGAAACACTATTAGTTAATGCTGGAGACGCAACATTAGGTAGTAAAGTATACTTTACAGCCGTACCTGCTGCTGATGAGTTCTTATATTTAACCACTGGTGATGCGACAGATGCAGATTACACAGCGGGTAAATTACTTATTGAATTAAAAGGCTACGACGCTTAATATTATAGGTGCCTCTTCGGAGGCACTTTGTTTCTTAATTAAGGAGGGAGACTATGGCAGATACAGTAACAGGACCTACAATCTTACAAGAGAATGATAAGAGAGTAGTTATTAAAATCGTAAATGAATCCGATGGCACAGGCGGTACAACAGTTTTTGCTGATGTATCAGCTCTTGCAGCGAACGCAAATGGTCAGTCAGTAACCACAGTGAGTCCACAAAGAATTTGGTGGTCATGTGCTAATGGTGATGGCGGTGACTCCTTCGCAAGATTAGACTTTGAAGACTCAGATGGTGATATACCGATCGTAACATTGGTAGATTCAGGGTATTGGGACTTTAGAGAGTTTGGTGGTATTCCAGCAAACACTTCATCCAACTCTAATCAAAGCGATGTCAACTTTGTTGTTCCAGGAGCAGCTGATTCTGGTAATACTTACACAGTCATTACAGAGTTTATTAAAAATTACGACTAATTATGGATATTACCGTAGAGCAGTATACAAATGAGTTGGTCGGCTTAAAGAACGGCGGTATGCCTGCTCGTAACAAAAAGAATTATCGTCCAACAGAAAAAGGTGCTGGTATGACGAAAGCTGGTGTAAAAGCTTATCGTCGTATGAATCCAGGCAGTAAATTAAAAACTGCTGTCACTGGTAAAGTAAAACCTGGTAGTAAAGCAGCAAAACGTAGAAAATCATTTTGTGCAAGAAGTGCTGGTCAAGCAAAAATGCATAATGTAAACTGCCGAAAAACACCTAATAAACGCATATGTCAAGCGAGGAGAAGATGGAAATGTTAACAAAACCTTACAAAACTGTTAGTAATTTGTGGAATAAGTATAAAAGTAGTTGGACTAGTGAAAGTTGTAAGATACGAGACGCTATTATAATTATTTTAGCATTATTACTGATTATTTTATGAGATTAACAGATAACTTTACTTTAGCTGAACTTACAAAATCACAAACAGCAGAAAGATGTGGTATACAAAACAATCCTGATAAGGAACATATAGATAAATTGCAAAAACTTTGTGACAACATATTGCAACCAATAAGAGACTATTTTAAAAAACCTGTCAATATAAGTTCAGGCTATAGATCTCCAGAATTAAGTCAAAAAATAGGATCATCTTCAAGATCGCAACATTGTAAGGGTGAAGCTGCAGATTTTGAAATACCTGGTATTTCAAATAAAGAGTTAGCTGATTTCATAAATGAAAATTTAGATTTTGATCAAGTTATCCTTGAATTTCATGACCCTGATGAAATTAATTCAGGTTGGGTTCACGCTTCGTATGTAGGTGATAATAATAGAAATGAATACTTATTGGCTGAGAAGGACGAAAATGGCAAAGTGAGGTACAGCAGATGCCTATAACAAGAGCACAAATGACACAACAAATATCAAAGCCACCTAAAAAGAAAAAGAAGAAAAAGAAAAAACAGAAAAAAACAAGGTATAGATAGCTGTTAGGAAAACTGTTAAAATTTATTTATAGGAGGTAATTATGGCAAAAAAGAAAGGACAAAAACTTTGCCCAAGAGGTAAAGCAGCCGCTAAAGCTAAATTTGATGTTTACCCAAGTGCTTATGCCAATGCTTATGCAAGTAAAGTATGTGCAGGTAAGGTAAAAGGTCTTGGTGGCAAAAAGAGAAAGGACTTTAGAGGTCCAAAACCAGCTAAAGAAGGCACGTTTGTTGAAGCAGGTGACACATCTGGATCAGCGATTAGTGTTGATATAGATGGCATGACTATGAGCAATCCATCTGCCGCAGCTTACTACAAAGATTTAATGTAATGAGTTTAAAGAAATGGTTTAGTGAAAATTGGGTAGATATAGGTGCTCCTAAAAAAGGGGGTGGATATAAGAAGTGTGGGCGTAAAAGTGCAAAAGGCTCAAAACGTAAATATCCAAAGTGCGTTCCAGCGTCAAAAGCTGCCAGCATGAGTAAAAGTCAGATACGCTCTGCTGTAACAAGAAAGAGAGCGAAAGCTCAAGGGGTTGGTGGTAAACCCACCAATGTAAGAACGATTGATAAAAAATATTACGGCGGTTTGATAGACGTATAGGAGTTGACATGAGTAATTTAAAACAAGGTTTAGAAAAGTTAAAAGCAAAAGGTTTAAAAAAAGGCAGTAAGAAAAAATTTCCAGATCTATCAGGTGATGGCAAAGTAACCATGAAAGACATACTAATGGGCCGTGGTGTTGTTAAAGCGGGCAGAGGTGATTTTATAGCAAAATTAGCAAAGAAACGTAAATCATTATCTGGAAGTAATGA